TGAAAAAATTGCAGCTCCAAAAGTGGCATAAATAATTACTTTCCTTCTATCATAAATATCTGACAGTTTTCCTACTGGAAATTGAGCAACTGCTCCCGAAATTGCTAATAAAAAAGTAATTGAAATCAATTGAATCACTATCACGAGTGGTATTCCTACCTTTAATAATGTTTTTGCTTTAGTGGTCATAATGTAATCATTGTCATTGCTTGTTGTAGTTCTCTAGCGTGTTCGAGTTCATCTTCTGCTATCTCTGCAATCTTCTTATCCTCTGGATGATATGAAAGATACTTTATGTAAGTTTCATATGCATGCTTTTCAATCTTCATGTTGATATCATAAGCGTTAATAGGATTGAGAACATAATACCCAACCATGATCCAATAATAAAGTATAACAAGATGTTTGGCAAGGAACCTATCAATCCAGTATTTATTGCCCTCCCTAGCTTCCATCTCTTCCAAGTGTTCCGTTTCATTTAAGGCCTGATAGAAGTGTTCTTTCATTAAATATATATGTTCTTCACCTCTCAATCCTAAAGATTCTCTTAAATGTAATACACTTATGAACGCAAAGTATGGCGCTCGTGCAATGACTTCCAGAACCCAAAATCTTTGAGATGGTCGATTGCGATATAGAAAATCAAGTATCGCAACAGTAACGTTAAGGACAGCGGAGTTTAATTGTTTCATTTAATCTCCTTAATTGATTCCAAAGAAAAAGGATGTTCCTGTAGATACGGAACATCCTCTCTTGCGTGTCTTACTGCTTCAAATGCGTCTTCAGCATATTCACCAATTTCATGGTGTTCGTTTTGTTGATCGTGCCAACTGAGTGTGTAGTGGGACATGATAGTTTCAACTCCAGTACATTATTATTTATAATAACACACTAGGTATAAATACGCACTTATGTCAGGGTCTCCGAACCTCCAATGTTAAGATTTTGTGATGATAATTCATACATTTTCTCGTGTATTGTCTTCTCTTTCTGTGGCACACCATCATAAGGGTATGGAATTTCTGGTGATTTACCAAACCAGTCATCTATTATTGGTGGCGTTGAACCTAACAACCCATCAGGCATGGCAGTATACAGATCATATCCGTACACAAATTCTTCTGGTTCTACTCTCTTTACTACTCTTGGTAACTTGAGTAATCCCTTGAAAGGGTTGCCTATCTTTCTTATAATATCCATAAACCCCATAAGATTTAAAAATATTTAGTTTACTATCCTATAGTATAGACAGTTTTTGTTGATTTGACAACTAAGATATTGTGAATCCTGCTGCTGATCCTAAGACACTAGCATCTGCTGCGAATATTGCTTCGGTTGATTTCTTCTCTACAAACTCAACAGTATTTCCTGGCATGGTAAAGGTTCCGATTGTTGTTGATCCTCCAACTTCATCGATAACAGTAATCAATCTTGCAGTTCCACCATTGTTGCAAAGACGAACCACTGTCGCACTTCCGAATGTAGATGCGCCTGCAGCGTTAGTACCACATGCTGCCTGAGATCCTTTTATGTTAGTAATCATGGTTCTTTAATATCCTCTCTTGTATTTAGAAGTCTCGTCTTCTGGGTTAATAATGATAGTATTCTTACCACTCATAGGTTTGATTTCCTTTACCTTATCAGGGTATTTCTTATCAACCTCCCATAGAAACTCTTCACGCCAGTGTGAGAACTCTTCATTTCTTATTTTTTTAAGAAGTTGATCCGCCGTGCTTCTTAACCTTTGACCTCTAGTCATTCTTTGTGCAGATCTTCTTCTGGTATTTGTCTTTGCTTCTGGTTTCTTGCCGACAATAGATGATGAGGTGCCACTACCAGTCACCTTTCTGTTTGCTGATCCAGGCATATTTGTCCTTGTCCTTGATAAGAACTTTTCAAAGTCAGCATCGTCTTGTTGATTTGCTGCTTTGGTGTTACCAAGACCTGTCCTTCTGAAAGGCTGCTTGGAGAATCTGTCAGCAGAAGCAACTCCACCCCTAACCGACATAGGTAGGCCAGTGTTATTTACAGTTACATTTGAAGATGAACTATCAGATCCTGGCAGTTTTTTCTGTGATGAAGTTCTAGATCCTGGCAGTCTTTTCTGTTGTCCAGACTCCATCTTACCTATATTCTCTAAATCTTTTTGATCATTCCTCATTATATTCTTAACTTCTCTGTCACCACCTTCTCTCCTTGCTCTTTTCTTCACTTGTCTCATAATAGATTTAGCACTGGCATTATCACCACCAGCTCTCATCTGTTTTGCTCTATCTAATGCTGTCTGCATCTGACTTGGGGAAGTTCCATCCAACTTCTGTTGAAGAGCTTTTCTTTTTTCTAGAGCACGGTCTCTATCAAAATCTCTTTTGTTTGCAAATTTATCCTGAGTTACCTTACCGCCTGAACTAAATTGTGATTCTCTTTCTCTTGCTTGTCTAGTTGCATCAGTCTCAATACCAGTTTTCCTACTGATAGCTACTCTTGCTCTATCTTTTAATCTTCTTCCAAGAGTTCCACCTGTATCTCTAATTCTACCTTCTGAATCTCTATACTTACCCTTCGCACCCATGATGCCTTTTAGAGCAGCAGCACCAACTCTATTCATCTGTCTGAGACCTGTTCCCATTCCAGACTTCTTATCATCTACTTTCTCTTTTTTATCTTTGAGTTTAGCTATTGAACTAAAAGCTCCTCTAGCCGCAGATCCAATATTAGCGGCTGTAGGACTCTTCTTAAGTTTAGATTGTACTGTTTTTGTCCTGTCCATGACAGCGGCAATACCAGTTTTTTTAACCTTCTTTGGAGCTGATCTGCTAGGATCTTTAATGTTCTTAGTGTCTTGAAGGAACTTTTTGTATCCACTAGCAGGCCTTTTATATCTAGGAGAACCAGCGCTGCTAGTAACCTTGGCATTATTGCCTACATTAGGATTAGCAACAATGCTAACTTCTATAAGTTGTTCAAAGCGTTTCATTACTTATCCTACTTTTTGATAGACTTATGTGCTTTTAGTATTGAACTTGCGTGTTTCTCGAATGTCTCCTCAGAAATAGTTTCTTCTTTTACTGGTTCTGGTTTTGAGAATGATACTTGACTCTTGACGTTGAAGCTTTCGTTCTTAGGACGACAATCGTTGACAAGTTTACCACCCTTCATCTTCATACCCACTTTCTTATGAGTATCCCAACAATCTTTCTCAGTAAGTTCAGTCTCTACCTCTTCTTTCATCTTCTTTCCCATTGCCTTTCCGATTGCCATACGGCGTTTCTTAAGGTATGAATCAGAATCATCTACATCACCATCATTATCCACATCATCATCTTCTTTACCAACTGGATCTAATTTCTTTTTCTCTTCTAATTCTTCAACAGGGCTCACTCTGTATCTTGTGTCACCCATCTCTCCAAGTGTAGTGAGATTTGCGGCAACCTGATCCCAAAGTCTATCAGCTAACTTCTCATCTGGATTACCTAATGGTTCTGGTTTAATCACGTCAATTACCTCCGTTGTAGTGCCGTCTAAGTGTGTGATTGCAACATCTTCAATCATTTCGCCTTCTGGTTGATAACTAGCCATTGCTGGTTGAGTGTTGTGTTGACCTTTTCCTCTGATTTTATCTACCACACCACCTACCATGTCCTTTGCCATGCCAACTTTATTGATGACACCACCAACTTTTGAAGCAATTTTAGCAACCTTACCTATCTTAGATGCCATCATGACACCCTTAGCAATCAAAGGTATAGCAGGGAGTATCTCATCCAACTGTTGTACTTCTTCTTTGATCTCTTCTTTCTTATTGTAGATAGAAGCGTAAGCGTCAACTAATGCTTGATCGTCATTCATGATAGTAGTATAGTACTTGATCTATGGTTATTTATCCCTTTCCAACTTTGTAAGGAATCTTCGTATCATTATACTTTATCCCAGGCCCACTAGGAGGGTCATTAGGATTCTTCACTTTCTTACCATCATAATAAGATCCAGTGGTAATTGGTTTAATATCTGGCTTATCATGGAACTTCACATCACCTTGGCCTGGAGTCATAGACTGAACATATCTTCTATACTCATCTGTTCCTACATCAAATGCTTCTGATAAATCTCTTAACCATGCCTTGAACATAGTATGTTCTGGAGTCTGTACGATAACATGATTCGCACCCCTTCTAGTAATTCTACCTCTAACTCCAGTGTTTATATTTTCTACTAAAGAACCTATTTTAAAACATTGCTCTTTTAAATATGCAACTCTTAGTCCAAAAGGATCTAGTTTAGGTGCGTACTGCCATGTTTCGGAAGTAACAGTTCCCCTAAGTTGTTCATCAGTGGCTCCCATAGACTTCTGGATAAGGTTGAAAAGATTTTTCTTTTCCATATTACCTATGTTAGGAATACCTTTTGCAAATGCTTTGAAGTCATCCTTTGCTACTGCATCTCTCATCTTAGAAGCAGACATACCTTCGATTCCTTCTGAGTCTGGGTCTCTTGCACCAGCAGATATGACACTTAGTTCTTCAAAATCATACAAGTCACCATTGTATTTCTGTGCAAGACTTTGGAACTCGGAGAGTCTGTCCTGTCCTACAACTATTGTGACTGCTTTATATCCTAGATTAAAACAAGCTTCAAGAACATCAAATATAGTTCTTGCATTTGGATCATCTTTGATTCCCTCTTCATAGTCAGGGAACATCTTCTTCATATATTCTATCTTCGCACCAGGCTGCAATGGATTCTTCTTAGCATCTACAGTACGACTTGGATATATTTTCAAGTCAAACCCTAATCTATCTGCTTCAGCAGCCGCTTTATCTAATAATTTTTGATGACCTACTGTTGGTGGATTAAATCTACCGAATACAATTACTGCTCCTTCACTCGTGGGAGCACCCATAACCTCGGCAGTCTGGACATTTGCTTCGCCAGGTTCTGGTGATTTGGTTGCGGTAGCAGCTGGATCTTCTTTTGCTTTTGGTTTTGGTGCAGGGGTAGCTGCAACAGGTGCTTTTGCTTTTGGTTTTGGTGCTTCTGGAGCAGCAACCTTAGTAGACTTAGGATCTTCTGGTTGTGCAGAGCCTCTTCCTCCTGTGAATTGTAATTTTCCGTTTACAGTTTTAGCAACGAAATTACCCTTTTGATCGTACCATCCTCCATGACCATCACCCTTCAAGCCTTTCATCTTGGCTTCAGCTGATGCAGCAGTCTTGACAGCTTCTGTTAAAAATTGACCGAAGGATTTCACAAAATTCAGTACACGATTACAGTTTTATTTATCCTATTAAGATATTTTATTAAACTTAACAGCAAGGTTCTGGAACTGACCTAACTTGTGCATAGCACCTACCTTATTAGTTCTAGTTGTAAAAGCCATTGACATCACTGAGCCATCACTCAATATTATATTAAAATCTTGTTTACCACTACCCACTTGAGCTCTCAAACTTGTGACAGCAGACAGAGCAGCAGATAGTTTTTCATTAGTATTATCTAAACTCGCATCAGTTTCAGTTGCTTTAATTGTTATTGCTGGAGTTTTGAATCCTGAGTATGCAATCTTTTGAGTAATATATTTCTTAGCAGTTTCAAAGTTATTATTGAAAAGATTGATTATCTCATCTCTGACAATACTTAAATTAGAATCATATAATCTATTATATTCAGCCTCATTCTCTTGTTCAAATTCAAAAGTCTTTAGTGCCAATCTTGATGTTCCCCAGAAGGCTTTATCAGATGCTTCAATACCTTCTATTTGTTCATAGTTAGGCCATAACTTATCTTTCATTGCAGTATATTCCCCTGTCTTACCAAAGAAATCAAAGATAGGTTTGACGTATGTGTTTAACTTAGGTTCAGCTGACTTTGCAGTTCCAGCTTTCAAACTGATACCTAACATATTACCATTCCTATACTGAACAAATATATCGCCTGGGTGACTACCTTCTACTCCAGCTGGTTTTGTTCTGTACCCCCAATACACTTCTGAGATAGGATGCTTTGCATTATGAGATAACAACCACTTAGTTATATTCTTTGCGTTAGTTACCTTTGTTTGAAATGATCCATTCTCTGCTTGATCTATAAATTGTTTTCCAGCAGTTGCATCTTTATTAGAAAGATAATATGAACCTCCAGAACTATTAGCCCTTCTAATTGCTTGGTAAAAATCCCTTACAGATAGGTTAGGACTTATACCATTCTTGAAAGCAATACACGGAAACAATTCTGTGATAGAAGAATTCAATGTTGTCATTGACATACCGCCTGTTCTAGGTTTGTATATAAATGTCAAAACAGTTCCATCACCCATCCTTACACAGGACACAGGTATAGAACTTACAGATCTTTGTTCTTGATATACTCTTCCTAGTTTTGATATCAGGCGTTCTACGTCTGATTTTGTTCCGTCTCTATCGTCAGACTTCACAACATAAGTTACTTGCTTAGAGGTTGCACCCTTTACAGATACATCTCTATCAGGAATATTAATCTCCTGTAGTATCTGATTTAGTTCTAATACTTCTTCAGCAGATCTAGCCATGTCGTTTTTAAATATTTAGAGATCGCCTTCTTGTCTGTTCTCTGAATAGAATACGTCAAAACTACCGCCAGGATATCTCTTCTCTAATTTTTTAACATTAGTTGCGATCACATCATCAAATGATATGTCTAGTGCCATACAGGCATTTGCAACATACCACATGATATCACCTAGTTCTGTGATCAGATGATGTTTGTTTGCCCCGTTCCATGGCTTGCCTTGAAATACCATCTTCTTTACAATCTCAGTGAACTCACCAGCTTCAGCAGACATACCAACTGCACTGGTAAGAAGTCTTTCTATATTAGCACCCTGTCCATCTAACTCAACCATACGGTCAGCAAGATTAACAAAGTCTTTTGAAGCGTCAGAGGTTACGGCATCTACAAATGTCTCGTACCTTTTAAAATCAATAGTCATTAGAATTTCAAAGTAGCAAACTTGTCTTTAATTTTTTTAGTTTCTTCCTCAGTATTATACTCTATATCTTGTCCACTGTCAATTATATCTTGTTGAGCACTCTGTTCTACATCAAATAGTTTCATCTTTGCACGGTCAATACCAACAACGAACCTTTTGTTAATAGTAGGATCATTGTATCTGTTCTTGAGTTGCTTGACCATTATCTGATTTACCTCCTCAAGCTCCTCCGTACTAATGAGAGCGAACATAAGATCAGCAGTGGCAGGGAGACCAAAGGATTCTGACGTATCAGTAAGGTCAACATCACTACTACTAAAACCAGAACGAGTCGTCTGAGTGGCGGAGACGATAGGTACATTAGCCTCAACTGCAAGACCACGGAGTTCTTCAGCAATCGCCTTAATATAGGAATACGAGTTGACATTACTACCTGCTCTGTAACGTGAAGATGCACATATATTTAAGTAATCTATGAATATTATATCAGGTTTGAAAGACTTTTTCAAGGCTAATTCATTCAGCAATGATTTAAAGTGACCACAGTGTGCTGATGCTGTAGGATATTCTTTAATAACAAGTTTACCTTCTGTCTTTTTAGACAATGCTGTAATCTTATTGTCGAACATCAACTTAGGTAGTTGGTTCAAGTTTTGTATATCACAATTTAAAAGGTTACTATCTATTCTTTCGGCAATTTTTTCTTCTGCCATCTCAAGAGTGATGTAAAGAACGTCTTTGTTTTCGAGTAAACAAGTACTGGCAACGTGACACATAAACAAAGACTTACCCACCCCAGTACCTGCAAGAGCAATGTTGAGAGTTTTATTAGGTAGTCCACCTTTTGTGATACGGTTGAAGTATTCCAAATCAAAAGGTATCTTGTCCTCAGTTTTATGGTAGAATTCGTATCTTTCTTCGTAGTCTTGTAGGTAATCATGTCCGATATGATTATCGAAACTAACTGCTAAGGCATCAGATAAAATATTTGGTATAGCATTAGGAGTTTTCTTATCATCATTACCTTCTGCTATCTTAATACTCTCCATGAGAGCAAGATATATTGCACGTTCCTTACACCATTTCTCTGTTGTATCTACAATCCACTCAGGATCAGATTTTTCGCTATCAATATCTCGAATCAATGTAAGAATACTTTGATGTTGTTCATCAGATATACTATCCAATTGACCAACTTCAATCTCCAAAGCTTCCTTAGTAGGTAGAGCGTTATACTGCGAAAAGTATTTAGATATAACAGTAAATAAGTTCTTTTCTAAATTGTCAGAAAAATATTCTTCCTTGATAAAGGGTAATGCTTTGCGTACATACACCTCATCAAGGATTAGGTTCTTTAATATTAATTGTTCTACCTTATTCATTCAATTCTAAAACAAGTGGAAGTGTTATAGTAACCCTATTTTTAGTTTTAACTGGAGGAGTACTATGTTCTATAAAGGATGGAAATATTATAACATCTCCTTTATTAATATACAACCCTGCTGCATCTTTCCACTCATCAATTACTGCAGGTCGCAAAGCATTTAGTATTGACCTACATGGATGGTGAAAAACATCTGAAGAATCTTTATCATCAACATCAATATAATGTATCATTGTATAATGACTTGGTAAAGTGTCTAATCTATCAGAACATTCACCCTTCTCTAAGACTTTTAGAATCATAGCATCTACATTACATGTATGAGTCTCATAACATCCAATCTCAGTAAGAAATGTTTCTACTGTATCAGTATACGCTTGACTTAACTGAGGACTAAGTTGTGTGATACCCATCAAAAATGGAGAGGGTAATGAAAACTTATGTTCTTTCCACACTTCATCAGCGTATGATACAAAATCCTCGTTATTTTCTATGTTATATTTTCTTAGAGGTATTGCAAATAAATCGTCTCTCATGATCCATACTTA